ACATTACATAATACTTGAAGGTTATCTATCTCACAAAACAATCTTTCTACAAATCCTGGAAGATCATTAGCACATCTAAGAGTACCTGCCGGTATAATATGATCTACATTGATTTCTTTATCTGGATACCAGTCTTTACAAACATTACACTGATATTCAAACTTCTGTCTTTTATTTGGACCTTTATACTTTCTTTTAGCAGCTAGTTTAGCTTGACTAATAGGTTTCCACCATCTAGATTTCTGTCTGAGAGCAGATCTTATAAAACTCCAGAAGGCAGCTTCTGTCATGCTACCAGCATTTCTAGTCTTAGGTGATGCATTCTTTCTAGGCTTTGCAGCTTTTTTCTTAGCCATTGTTCAATTTTTTATCTAAGATAGGAACTAATCTGTTAAAAACTTCTTTAGCTCCAAAATCTTTTATGCTGTCTGATACATCTTTACTCATAGGAAGAACAGCAATTTCTATAAAAGGATACTTTTCTTTATAAGTCTTCATAGACTTTATACCGGCTTCATCATTATCAAATAAAAGAACAATCTTTTTATACTTTTTCTGAAGCTGTTTTATAAACTCTTCTTTCAACATAGTGTTTTCACTATCAGGAGCAATCACATCTATATTAAGCTTCAATGACTTAATAGACATTACATCTTTAAGACTAGAAGTGATGATGAGATGTGGATGCTTACCCACTTGCTCCCAGCCCTGGATATAACTATTCACTTTAATAAACTTCTTATCAAGAGTTTTAGGCTGATAAATCTTATACAGGGTACCATCTTCTTTAAAATAACCATAGAGATAAAGTCCTTTGATACAAAGTTCTTTATCTTCATTAGTCATTTTGTAACTTTCTAAAGGCCTAATATGATGAGCCTCAAGTAGTTTAGATCCAATATTAAACTGAGTCCAGAAATATTGATCTTGTGTGGTCCATTTTCTAGTTTTATAAGTGGTCACTCTATATCTAGACTGTAATTTAAATTCTCCTACATCATAGCCTCCATTATTATGCAATACAAAATCATTATAAGTTTCTATAATTAACTGACATGCTTTATGAAATGGAAGTTGATGAATATCTTTAACTAAGTCTACAGCCGATCCTCCCTTACCTGTAGAGAAATCTTTATACTTATAGGTATTATTCTTATCGGTATAAATACACATACTAGGAGTACGTTCACTAGGATTAAACAGAGATTTAATCTTTACATCTTGACCTGTAAGCTTTTGTCTAAGTTTACAGAAATGCTGAAACATCCATGGTATAGGAACATCTTTTATATTGTGTACTAAATTCTTTGTTTTAAACATAATTATAGATTTAAAAAAAGAGGGGGCAAGTAGAAACAAGCCCCCGTATTACTCAAAATTGAAACCTAAAATCAAATATTAAAATCATTATTTATTGGCTCAAATCCACTAACTGCTTTGTTAGCAAATGGAACATAATGATACTTGTTAGTTTTATCAAACTTATTTAGTTTGGTCTCATCCATAGAGCAAAGTTTAAACTTAGGAAGAGAAAGTCTAACAATGATTTTTCCATTATACTCATCTTCTTTACCAACAAGGAACCAATACATGTCATGTCCTTTAAGGATATTAACAGCAGCATCCACCCATTGTTCAATAGATTTAATAGAACCATCACCAGAAAGAGCATCTACTTCTCTTCTAAGACCAAGCTCATTTGAAATGATAAGAACTTTATTTAAGATGTCATTCTTAGTAACATCATCACTATTATACTCTTTGGTATAAATAGTTGCACTAACCTTTGCAGATTGTCCTTTGAACTTTGGTCCTTCAGGATTTTCTCTATCAATTGCCCAACCTTCAAAGTTGACAATAGATGGTCCTTCTAATACCAATTCTAAAGCTTTAGATCCTGTTGAAGCAGTTCTTACATTTGCACTGTGGATGTGTGCATAAACTACTCCTGGTTCAAACGTCTTGTTTAAACCTCCACCTGATTGTGTGACTTCTTGTCCTTCTGTTTTGAACATGTCTTTGTGTTTTTTAATTAATAAATGAGTGAAAATTATTCATAGTCCTTCATACATTTGATTACATAATTTAAATCATTAGGAATTTCAAAAGATTCAAACATTCCTCTTGGTGATTTACATGTATTATCTCCTGTAGTCTGGGTTTCAAATATATATCTAATCTCTCCTTCTTTGTTCTTTTTAACTTTACCAAACAAAACTACGGAAAATAATCCTTCTAAGGTTAACTTTTCATCAACCATTTTACCAATAGTCTTTGCTTTGAATTTACGTTTACCTTCTACATCAGTACCTTCTTCAGCATGTGTAAGAAAAACAACCGTTAAATCATCTCTCAGATCTTTAGGCATTTTTGATATACGTGCTAAGTGTGCACCTATAGAAGTAAACTTCTCATAGCCTTTCTCGTTAGCTTTGTCAAAGAACTCAAATGATGACATGTATTGAAAGTCATCAACAATTAGATTTTTAATTTCTAACCTTTTTTCACTAACATACTTAATACAAGCTTCTATGTTTTCAGGGGTGGCTTTGTCATACATATTACCTGTAGGATTATCCTTGCTCCAGATAGTGTACTTTTTTTTCCATCCCTTAAATGGAAGAGGCTTGTTAGCCACATTAATAATAAAGGTTTCTTTAGGGTTGAGAGCCTCAATACTGGTTGATTTACCAGCACCACTCTCTGCAATAATTAATACTCCTTGTGCCATATGTGATTGTTTATTTGTTTTTAATTAAATCATTTAACCAAAGTTTAGCACTCACAGGCTTACCTGTATGTATAGCATAATAATCTCTTATAGTCATATCACTATAAGGTGCATCTTCCATAGGAGAAGGAGCTTTAGGAACAGAAGCCATTATTTCTTGAGCTTTCTGTGTAACCTTGAAAACTTCTTTCTCTTCTATACCTGTAAATGCTGACAATTTACTAATGGCAACAGAACTTCTGTGCACCACTTTTAATTCTTCTAAAGGAACTAAATATGAACCTTTTGCATTTAGTTCATACTCTTCTTCAAAAGAAGGATGGTAGGGCACTCTGTAAACTTTTCTTTCTGGATCCACTGGATTTAAATCTGAGTCAATAAGCTCAAAGAAAAATCCTTTTGGTTTTTTAAATTCTGATGAAAAGATTCCTACTACAAGTCTTCCTTGTTCATCTCTGAACTGAGACTTCATGTTAAAATCATAGATGGTAATTCCTAAGTCTTCAATAAGACTAGCATTATAATCTCTGATTTCTTTTGTTTTTTTAGCCTTGTAGGCAGTCCTCTCTTCAGGGGACATTTTGTGCATGATACTCATTGTTTTTTGTTTTATGGTGTTTGTTGATTTTGAAATCTATTAGCAGTTCTTCTAACTGGGGGAGCACCTGTTGGATTAGCACCCTGTGGTTCAGGAACTTCATATGCAGTTTGTTTAGGGAAATCAGCTTTCATAAAAAGTAGATTTCTATTATCATTTGCATTTCTGTTCTTAAGGATATGTACAAATATATCATCTGATGTAGTGGGGTATTCCTTATTACCATAAGATAGTATATCTGATTTAAAAGGTCTGTTTAATACTACTACCATATCAGAACCTTGCTGTAAAGCATCACCACCAAATATATCACTACTAGTGGGATAGTTACCTAATGTACCTGGAAGTTTTCTATTTGGTTCATCAATACTTCTATTAAGCTGAGATATCATAAGAACAATAATAGGAAGCTTATTCTTTACATTCATTAGCATTTCCACTGTATTATATAAAGTGTTTAGCTTTTCTCTTTCTTTAAAGTCTTGCTTAATCAGCCAGCTATGATCAATAGTAACAACCAAAGGTTTGCCTCCTAGTCCTTCATAAACCACTTTAATAGCCTCCTCCATCTGCTTCACTGTAACAGGATTATTAATCTGAGTTCTATGTGTACCTAATAATCTAAGAGTCTTCACTTCATTTATATACCTTTCCATTTGTCTTATGGCAAAGTCATCTATTTGTTTATTAGTGCTTAACACTTGATTATAATCTAGTCCTGTCTGAGCAACAAAGTCTCTAGTGGATGTTTGTTTAGCACCCATCTCAAATTGAAATTCTAAAATATTAAAATCTTGAAAAGGATTATTTACTTTAGACTCTCTAAGAATTTGACTGACAAACATAGTCTTACCAGCACCCGGTCTAGCACCTATAGTTAACATACTTCCCCATTCTAATCCTCCTATACCAAGATCATTAAATCCTTTCCAAGGCAACATGAAAGATTTAATCTTACCTGCTTGCCTATCTTTAACGTATTGTAAACCTTCTTGTAAGATTTCATCATAAGTCCTTATACCAAAGGGACGTTCATTAAGTGGGAGGGTTAGTATATTCATTTTAGATGTTCAATTTTAGTTTTGTAAATTTAAATAATTTTATTGAAATAACCAAAATTATTTCAATAAAAATGTACTGAGAAATAGATAGAGTAGTAACAAACTTATCTATCAATAACCAATTGAGAAGACTAAAACAAACACCTAATATAAAACCATGAATAATTTTTTCTAATAGTGTCATAATTATGTATTATCATTTAATAAATCAGGATTATCTATAATTTGCTGACAGTAATCAGCAAGCTTTGACATAGTTTCTTTTGTTACAGGATTAGTTTTCTTTATAAAATAACTACTAGTGGCCATATACAAATAGTTCTTACGTTTAAAAACTTCATTATAATAGTCTGTAGCATCTAATACAAGATCCCAATCATATTCTGGATGTGTTTTAAAGAACCACACAAACTTATCTTTTAATTCATTTACTGACTGCCGGGCAAGCTCACCAGAAGGTAATCTTTTACTGGGCCAGATATTTCTATACTCATTGATACGTTCATTCATATCAGTTCCTAACACTTCACTTGCCACTTTCTTTTTAGTTTTAACTATATAAGTGTCAAGCTCATCAAGAATAGTGAAAGCTTTTTCTGTAAGTTTACCTTCTGCATTTATAAGTCCTTTTTTTTCAGCTATTATTCTTTCTGCATCTACATTAATTAATGTTTTAGAAGGTATGATGTTATCTTTACAACAATCAAGAAAGTAGGTTAGATTAGGACTCAAGTTCCACTTCAGTGAGGTGGTCCATAATTGATGGCTCATAGTTTAGTTTTATATAGTTGATAATTTTATAATACTTATCTCTAAAAGAATCAGATGTTTCATATAAATTTCTGAAGGTAGTGAGCCCATGCAGTACAGATGTATGATCCATTTGTATAGATCTTCCTATAGTTACTACATTGTATTTCATACATCTAGCTATAAAAAAGTAAATAAATCTTAGCTCCACTATATATCTAGATCTGTTTCTTGCTGGAAGCTTTAGCTTCTTACCATACTGTGTAGGAAGAAAAGGTTCAAAATAGCTTTGAAGAGTTTCTAAACTAATCACTTTAATATCCTCCTTATTATACATAGTATTATTTTTTGTAATAACTGTGGGATAATAATTCATAGTGTCATAAAACTGCTCCATAAAGTTTTTAACCAATTCTTTTTCTGTAGTTGATTTTTCTTGTTCTGTCATAATTTTTAGGTGGTTTTTGTATTTTTTCGTATATTATATTGTATAGAAAAGGGCATCAAAGTTAATGCTTTTTCTTGAAAAATCTATTTATTTATGTAATTTTTTCAATTTTTTTGGACATGAGTGGAATACCCAATCCTAAAAATAGTGTAGGAAATGCTATCAAAATTTATCTTTTCCCTGCACTAGTGACCATTTTAGCCACCCTTATTTGGAGGGATGTAACAGAGATGAGAGCAGATGTAAAAGCTCTTTTAGCCCAGTCAAATATAGACAAGACTGACATTCAGAACCTCAAAAGAGATGTCCAGATGCTAGACCAGGCTGTATTTAGTAAAAAAATAATAGCTCAATTAGAGTCTAAAAATACAGAAGATAATAAAAAACTTCCATATAATGTAGTGGTTTATAGAGATGAGTTTTATAAACCAGAGGAAGAATATGATGTTACTAAATATTTAAAATCTTAATAAAATGGCACAATATCCACAAGGTATATTTCAAAGTTTACAATGGTTAATGAAGAAAGTAAAAATACTTGCTCTTCAAAAAGAACCAACATATATTATTGATTTAACAAATGCTCCATATACAATGCCAGGGAGAGGAATATATTTTATTAGTTCTGCTAGTAATTCTAATCAAATTACTTTTCCAAATCCAGAATTTTGTAATGGAGAGTCTATTACTGTTTTTAATGAAGGAGGGCAATCTCAATCTATAAATACTAGTATAAATTGTCCAAAAGAATTAGATGGGAGTAATTTTAGCAGTGCTTTTGATTCTGCTTCATATTATGAATTTAAATCTATTAATGGTAATTGGTTAACAACGTCTTATAGAAATATTTAAAATTTAAATATATGAAATTTACACTTAAAGGTTATTGGGAACCCACTCCTAAAGGAATAAGAAAAATAGCTGATAGTGTATTAGCTGGAGCTACAATTAGTGGAACATTTGCAGCTATGAATGAACATCCTAAATTAGCTACAGGTGTGATGATTATTGCTGTTATTGCTAAAATATTATCAAACTTTTTTACTGATGATAGTCAAGGATCTTAAAAAAATAAGTATATCAGAACTAGCTGTACTGGTTCTATTAGTTATTATACTTCTACAAAGATGTGGTGGAGGTAAACCTATTAAAGAAGTTCCTAAAATAGTTAGAGATACAGTTTGGGTTACTAATACAGGAACTAGTATAACTAAACCCACAGTTACTAATACAGTTCCTTATGCTGTACCTATTGATAGATGGAACACAGAATATCTACCGGATACATCTAGTATGTCTAAGCTTGTTAAGCAGTATGAAGAGTTAGTTAAGAAATTCTTATCTACTAATATACAGGAGGATAGTGTAAAGATTGATAGTATAGGACATATATATATCACAGACTCAGTGACTAGTAATATAGTTAAGAATAGAAATGTTACTTGGAATTTGAAGTATCCACAAATAACAACTACTATTACTATTCCTGAACCTAAAAAAACTCAGTGGTATTATGGAATTAGTATACAGGGTGAGCAGGGTAATCTTATAAGTGAGATTAATGGTAATCTTCTTATAAAAAATAAGAAAGATAAAATGTTTGGAGGATATATAGGAATTGATGAAGTTGGTAAATTTCAGTTAGGTGTATCTACTTTTTGGAAAATTAAAATTAAAAAATGAACTGGAAAGAATTTGGTCAAGGCTTATCTGATAAAGTGGCTGGTTTCGTAGGAAGCTGGCAATTTATTATATGGCAAACTGTAATTCTTTTAATATGGATGTATATTAATGTAGAACAATTAGTTCACTTTGATCCCTATCCCTTTATACTAATGAACTTATTATTATCATCCCAGGCAGCTTATGCTACACCTATGATACTTATGAGCTCTAATAGACAAGCTTCTAGAGATAGAGAAGAGCTTATTAAAGATCTTAAAGTGGATGAGAATACTAATGAGCTTATTAAAGAGCTTCATGTAGCTATAGCTAGAATAGAAGAAGATCTTAAAATTGATAGACAAGCTTTAAAAGATCATGCTGAAATATTAGCAGAACTTAAAAAACTTAAATCACCAAAAAAAGTAAAAAATGTTTAGTAGTCCGTATTTATGGGTGATGATAATGGCTGTTATTATGGGAATGGCTTTTATTATGTTCTGTGTATATTATGTAAACAAGCTATTTGTAAATCACACTAAAGAAATACTAGTTAGATTTATACTATTAGTATTTGCTTCTTTAGTAGGAGTATTTATAGTGGATAAGGTGATTGCATTTAAAATAAATCTCTTATCTGATGAACAGAATAATCAGCTGTTTGACTTAATTAAAACATTAACTCTTATGATATTTTCATACTATTTTGGTACACAAAAATCTGAGAAAAAAGAATAATATATGGACTTAAATAAATTAAAAGGACACATTCCTGATGCAGTGATAGATCAAATTCCTGATGTGATGACAAAGTTTAAGATTGATACAGCTCTTAAGCTAGCTCATTTCCTTTCTCAATGTGGTCATGAATCAGGTGGATTTAAGATTGTTAATGAAAACCTTAATTATGGAGCTAAAGGTTTACTTTCTGTATTCCCTAAATACTTTAATGCTGAAACAGCAGCTTTATATGAACGTAAACCAGAAAAAATAGCTAATATAGTTTATGCTAACAGAATGGGTAATGGTGATAAATCATCAGGGGATGGATATAAATTCAGAGGTAGAGGATTTATTCAGTTAACAGGAAAAGATAATTACACTGCATTTTCTAAAGCTATTGGTGAAGATTGTGTAGCTAATCCTGATTTAGTTGCTACTAAATATCCATTAGCATCGGCTGCTTGGTTCTTTACAAGATGTCTACCTAAATGTACTGATGCTTCTGATGCAGCTGTTACAGCAGTGACTAAATGTGTTAATGGTGGAACTATTGGATTGGAAGATAGAAAGAAACATTTTAAAGAATATCACACTTTATTATCTTAATTATGGCTGTTAGAAGTGGAAATGGTAGTGGTACAATAAATCTACCTAAATTTGAAGTACATAATCGTATTGTTTCTCTTAGTATAACTAATAGAGCAGGTAGTAGTATTACATTTACTATTTACATAAAAGATTCTTTAAATCCTTCTTCTAGTGTAGCAATTAGTTCTGTAGCAGGAACTCTTTCTACAGGACAAGCTTATGTACGTGAATCTCCAATAGAGCTTAAAGCAAATAATTATATTTCTATTGTATCAAGTGGAAGTATTGATTACCACTTTACATATGATCTTGCATTTAATACATCCTTTGGACCTAAATATTAAAAAATGTCTGTAGACTCTAGAAAAGAACTCACTAATGGTAAATACATTGATGACCAAATGGCCAATGGAGTTCCTGCTGGTGGAAGTACAGGGCAAGTTTTAAAAAAAAATTCTAATTCAGATTATGATGTAGGATGGGGTGCTGGAGGTGGAGGGGGTACAGGTAGTGGAACTGTAACACAAGTAGATACAGCAGGATTAATATCTGGAGGACCTATCACTGATTCAGGTACTATTACTACTAATATGAATACCAATAAATTAGTTGGTAGATATGATAGTAATTCTGGTATAATGCAAGAAATATCATTAGGAACTGGTATTTCTATAGTAGAAGGTACACTCACTGTTGCTGGTGTATCTGCAGGACAAGCTCTCACTAGAACAAATGATACAAATGTCACTCTCACTTTAGGAGGATCTCCTACCACAGCTTTATTTGCTGCTACATCTCTTACACTTGGATGGACCGGTCAGCTTTCTGTAGCTAGAGGTGGTACAGGTCTTAGTACTTTAGGAACTGCTAATCAACTTCTTAGAGTGAATATAGGACAAACAGGTTTAGAATACTTCACTCCTGCTTTTGAACTTACAGCTAATAAAAATCAACCTAACGGTTATCCTGGATTAAATTCTAGTAGTGAAATTACATCTTCACAAGTGAAGGGTGTTTTACAATATACAGATTTTGCTTCTTTCCCTGCCACAGGAGATCAATATAAATTATACATTGATCAATCTACAAGACTTCATTATTATTGGAATCCTAATACATCTGCTTATGTAAAAATAGGTAGTTATAGTAGTGATTTTACTGTTTATTTAAAACAAACAGATGGATTTAAAACTTTTTTAAAGTGGAAAAATGGTGAAACTGTACCGGCTGCAGGTAAACATCCTCAAGAATTATTAAAACTTGGTGCTCAAGAAGGTATCCCTCCTGTTGTAGGTATATCATTAAGTGTTTCAAGTGTACCTTTTTATACTACATCTGTAAGTACTACAATAACTCTTACTAAAACTGTAAATCTTCCTGCCACTGCATTTTCTTCTGTTCTTTTAGAATGGAAAAGAAATAATGGATCAATATGGACTACACTTAGTACAGATATAAATACAACAACTTATTCTTTTACTAATGCTAATAGTCCGGCAAATAATACTAATGCTTATAATTTTAGATACACTGTAGTGGATAATGTAGGAGCATCTACAACGGTAACTACTGACTTAACAGTGCAAGGATATGCTGCTCCTAGTGTAGGTGGATTTACAACAAGTGGAGGATCAACAAGAGAGCTTGGTAATGTTGCTAGCACTGTAACAGGAACAATTTATAGAAATTCTCCTAACATTAATTTAGTTAGTTATCAAATTGAATATCAATTAAATGGTACAGGTGCTTGGACAGCTATTGGTACACCAACTAATATTACAGCAGGAGTTAGTTCTGTAGATTTTAGTGTTAATCATGCTAGTTCTGCTGGAACATTAAATGCCACTTCTATTTCTTATAGGGTGAAGGTGGCAGATGCTTATGTTTCTGTAACATATCTTGGTGAAGGAGATAATGTTGTTTATTTCTATATTAAAAGAATATTAGGGTTTAGTTCTAATACATCATTAACTGTAGCACAAATAAATGCAATAACAAATCTTGCAGATGTTAGTTTTACAAATAATGTTTATGCTGATATTTCTAATGTTACATCTGGTGGAGCAAACTACACTTATTATTGTTATTCATCATCAGCTACTGATATAACTAATATTACTTTAGATGGATCAGCTCCTGTAACTACATCATTTGTTAAACAAGTACCAGATGTAACAGGAACAAATTCTTATGGAGCAACAGTAACTTATAAAGTATATAAATCAGATGCTAAAGGTGCTTATACAAATAATCGTTTAACTATTTCATAATGCCAATTTATAGACCTTCTGAATATCAGCATAATAATCAACTTCTTGCTATTGTTGATTCTAACTTTGTTAGAGGAGGAGGTAGAGTTGTTGCTAATTTAACTGCTTTATATGCATTGCCATCAGATCAATTAAAAGAACGTGTTACAAGAGTTTGGGTTACAGGATCTAGTGCTTATTATATTTTAATTAGTTTAGCTAATGCTAATAATGCAAATGGCTGGCAGGTGGAAAGTTCAGGAACAGGATCAGGTACAGTTACTTCTGTTGGTGGCACTGGTTCTGTAAATGGTATTACATTAACTGGTACAGTGACAACTTCAGGAAATTTAACATTAGGAGGAAGTTTATCTGGTGTAAACTTAACTACTCAAGTTACAGGTAACTTACCTGTAAATAATTTAAATAATGGAACTAATGCTTCTGCTTCAACTTTTTGGAGAGGAGATGGAACATGGGCCACTCCATCTGGAGGAACAGGTGGTGGAATAACCAGAGTGGTAAGTAGTCCAACTCAAAATACCACTGCAGGAAACACTGCTAATACTGATTATGTATATTTTGTAAATGGTAATTTTACAATTACTCTTCCTAATGCATCTGGTAATACTAATCAATACACTATAAAACATATAGGAGCAACTACTAATACAGTGTCAATAGCAACAACTGCATCAGCAACTATAGATGGATCAACTGCACCAATTACAATCACTGTTCCTTATACATCAATCACTCTTGTTAGTAATGGAACAGGCTGGTTTATAATATAAAAAACTAAATAATATGGCATACAATCCTCAACCACCTTTAGGGCAAGATACAATGGCAAAATCTTTGCCTGTAGCTATTGCAAATAATCAAACAAATGTTCCTGTTAGTGGAACAGTGACAGCTAATATATCAGGATCTATAGGTAATACATCTTTTATTGCAACACAGGGTACAGCCACCAATCTTAAAACTCAAGCTGAGAATTATGTAAATGGTGCTATAGTGAGTGCTACTAATCCATTGTTTGTATCACAAAACCCTCCAGGTATACTTGCATTAAGTGGAACAGTAACAAATACTATATTAACTTTAGTAAATGCTTCTGCCACTGTTTATGGATGGTATGTATTTAATAATAATAATGTTCCTCTCTATCTTCAATTTTTTAATACAGCAAGTCCCACTCTTGGAACAACTGATCCTTATTATTCTATAGCAATTCCAGCATCATCTGGTGCTAACGTTTTTGGACCAGGTATTCTTCATAGTAATTCTATTAAAATAGCTGCAACAACAGGAAGAAAAGATAATATATCAGGAGGAAATTTAGACTATAATATATTTTATAAAGCTAATTAATTATGGCCACTAAATACTGGGCAGGGACATCAACTAGTACTAGCTGGAGTGTGGCATCTAACTGGTATACTCCTCCATCTACTCCTGGAGGCACTCCACCTGCACGTACTATACCTGCTAAAGGAGATGATATTATTTTTGATGATGCTTATTCTCCATATTCATGTGTTATTAATGTTAATACAGCTTGGATAGAAAGTATTAATTTTTCTAATTGGACAGGGTCTCTTTCTGGTGCTACATATGCATTAACTGTTATGGGAGCCGTAACTTTTCCTCCTTCTTCTTCAAGAGCAGCTACACAATTTTATGGATTTACAGGTATTTTTACATTGTATGATGCAGGTCATTATCTTACATCATCTGGAATATATTATCAAATAGCAACAAACGGGTATGTTTTAAATTGTAATTTTACTATAGTGGGTGGAAATGATACCACCTATGAATTTATTGATTATTTTAGAACTGCAAAAGTAACACATCAAATTGGCACTTTAATATTTTCTGGAAAAAATTCAAGCAATACATATAATGCTTCTATAGGATCTATTATAATGACCACTCTTCCTAATCCTGCTCCTGGTATTTCATATTATCAAAAAATTATTTGTCGTAGTTCTGATGACACTGTAAAAGCATTAGAATTAAATGGATTACTCACTGGAGGAAACGTATTAGAACTTTATAATAGTTATATTTTTGATATAGAAAATATTTATATTACAGGAAATGCTACAGGAGCAAGGTATATTAAAGGTAATACTAGTTTTAATCAATTAAAAAATGTATTCTTTAGACATACAGGAACTGCTGATTTTGGTTATACAACAATAGCAACTGCAGCAGAAAGTACATATTTAGGCTCAACATCTGGAAGATTTAGTGTTGTAAAAGGAAGTTACTTAAAAAATGTTTATTTTGAAACAAATTCAGCAACATCATGGGTTTCTACAGGAACAACAGGAAATATTAACATATATGGAGGAACAGAAGAAGAACCAGGTGTAATTAATTTTGGTACAATTGCAGGAAGATTGACTATTCCTAATTTAGTATTTACATCTGGATGTTACACAGAAGTGATAACTAATAGTAAAATAATTGCAAATAATGATCTTGGTACTACTTTAAATACTACTTTTACAGTTGCAGGGGGGTATTTAAAGTTTATGGATGAAATATTACCGTCTGGAACTAATGCAAATAGTGCTGGATATGGATTAACTAATCTATATATAGATGATGGCACTGTAGAACTTTTAGAAGATTCTCGGTTTCTTGGTATAAGAATAGGAGGAAATAGTTCTTTAAATGGATATGCAGATCTTATAACTCATTATGGAAAGTTTTTAAAACTTTATTATGGAAATGATGTTGGAAAACTTACTATAGGACCATACAGCCATATAAATACATTTAATTTAAACTGTAAGTTAACAGCTTCTAATGGAATAAATATAATTTCTACTAGTAAAACATTAAACTGTAATGATGGTATTGCATGGAGTGGGACAAGTAGTGCCACTGACACAGGATTGTTAGTACGTGGAACTTTAAATTTAAAAAAAGGAAGTATTGAAGCTGCCACTGAAAATGGTGATATTCATGTATATCAATATGGTACACTTAATGTTGGACAAGAAGTACAATATCCTTATTGGTCTTCAAATCATTCATATTCATTAGGAGATGTTGTAATTCCTACAACAATTCAAACTGGTTATTATTATGAAGCATCATATATCACTGGAGATGGAATGTCAGGTTCTACTGAACCTGGTTATTGGCCACTTGGTGGAAGTTTTGTTGATAATGAAGTGACATGGGTGGCTAAAAATTTTGTTACAGAACCAATAGGTGATATCAGATTTATGGATTTATATACAGAAGGAAATGAACAAATTGAATCTGGTTCTAAAATAACAATTTATAATAATATAAATTCTCATAGAGCAATAAATATAACAGGAGGTTCGTATGTAGAATTTAATACATTTGCTGGTAAAGAATTAAAATCTAGTTATGCAAGTGCATCTTATGGATTAATTACTGTTTCTGGTGCTGGTACTAATATTACTATTCCTGCAAATATTAATAATAGAAAAGGACTACTTACATCAACAGTAGGATCACTTACAGTAACTGGAGCATTTACTTATATAGCATCAGCAGGAGATGTTGGATCTATTGGATCTATTGGAGCAGATGCTAATAGCACTTTAACAATTATTCCACCTACTGGATATGATACTTTTAAAATAACAAGTGGTATATCTACAGCATATGGAAATATAAATATGGGTAGTTCTACAAACCCTGCTAATTTTATTATACCAGGTTATTCTGGTATAACATTACCTTTTGCAACAATTACTTATTGGCCTTCTAATAGTGGAACAGTTTTAAGAACTTTTACAAAAGGTGAAAAAATATTTCCCACTATTCCAAATGGTTATTTTTATGAAGTTACTAATCCAGGAAGTTATCAGGGACCAGAACCTAATTGGCCAACTATATTGGGTGATTCAATTACACTTGGAAGTTTAATATTTACTTGTAGAATTTCTAAACTTGAAATTTATGGAAGTCCAAATGTTTATTTTTTAACTGTTAGAAACTCTGGAAATATTATAACTCATGAAGGAGATTTTTTTACTACAAGAACATTAACATTTGATAGTAAAAAAAATGTTGATCCAGATACAAATACAGTTGTTCCATTTGTTTTTAAATCAGGATGTTCAATAGGAGTAGGTGGAATGACAATTACATCTGGATGGCTAGTTTTTGGAGAAACGGTGCCTACAGAACCAGCAAGTTTAGCTAATAAAAAATATGTAGTAACAAATTCAACTTCTATTACACACACTGATGGTAAAATAGATTTTAATTATGAGTTAAATACTACAGTGTCAGAAGGAAGTGTTTCTAGTAATTACACATTAACAAAAGGAGATTTAAGTTTTAATAATAAAAGTGTTATACGGAGCTTTTCATCAAGTAATAGTAATACAAGATCTCTAACAATAGCTTCAAATAAATCACTATTTCTTACTGGTTTCTATACAGTATGGTTAACTAATACAGATCCATCATTAACTATAAATGCTTTAGGATCTTCAATAATACTTACACAATCAGCTGATTACAGAGCTCTTGATACTGTTTTTAATGGAGGATATAATATAAATGCTGTAATTGATTCAGCTACAAAAACAGTCACTTCATATAGTATTATAAATGATAACATTAAATTTGGAACATTAGAGTTTAGAAAAGCACCTAGTGGTGGTACTGGTAGAAATTCAATTCTTGGTTCTAATAAATTTGAAAATATTATTGATGGTAATGCAGCTGTTCCACAGGCTCATACATTGTCTATTGAAGAAAATCAAGTTCAAGTTGTAGATAACTTTAGTGTTAATGGATTAAATGCATCTAATAAAATTACATTAAGTTCCTGTAGTGCAGCTAATGCTCAAACTTCAAATTTGCATTATTTAGTAAGATCTTTTGATTTAGAAAATAGTATAACTGTTAATTATTTAGATATTTATCATTCTGCTGTCACTCCAGCTGCTTCTGGAGGAAGTGGTATATGGAATGCTAAAAACTCTGTTAATAGAACAACAACTCTACCAAATTATGGATGGAATTTTATAAATGTTAGATATTGGGTGGGAGGCACTGATACATGGAATGCTACAGCTGCTAATAAATGGTCTTCTGATAAAGGAGGAATTGGAGGATCCACTGCACCCACTGTAAATGATGATGTAATATTTGATGACACTCCTGCTCCGGAATGGCAAGCACGTACTGCTTATACAGCTAATGTATCAATTGTTTCACCTTCTAGTGCTGATGCAACAGGATATTATTATATGGCTGTAGCAACTACAGGTAACAATAAATCAGGAGATACACATCCAAATTGGCCTAATACATATGATCCAGATAATCCATCAAATAATCAATTTGTTGATAATAATGTTACATGGGAAACTAGAAAAGCTACAGTTACTTTTGGAACAGTTAGTTGTATGGACTTAACATTTAAAGGAGAAAGTGGAGAGAATCATTTTATAGGAAATATTGTTTCAGCTTCTACAACTACAGTTAGTGTTAATGGAACATTTACTTTAGGAGATGAAGGTAATTTAGATTATACAGCATATTTAGGAACTTTTACATTTACAGGTAGTTCATTAAATAATCAAATATTCACTGGTGGAAGAACTGTAACATTTGGTTTAATATTCACTCAAGCAGTTGATAATGCCACTTATACTTTTCCTGAATATTTTGTAACAAGTCCACGTACTAGAGTGACAATTAATAGAGGAGTTGTTAAATTTGAAGGTGTATCTGATGTTGCAAGTGCAGATAATCCTAATGTATATTATAATGCATCAATAGGTGGTATAACAACAACTGGTACAACTAAAAGAAAAATTATTTTTGATGATATTGAATTAACAGGTGGAGTGACATCAAACTGGGATTCTTGGAGCTCAGCTGTTTTTGTATCAGGAACACCATCAAGTGATACATTAATAATATCTAGAAATAATATAAGCCCTTCTACTAATCTTTCTAATATTCATATAGGAGGACCTATAAGTACAGGATATAAAAATGTAGTGGGAAATATAACATATGCTATTCCTGCAAATATTATTTTTTATGGGAGAGCTTCTATGGTGGGTTTTTGTACAACAGCTTCTTTAATAAAAAATGTATATTTTAGAATTGCTGAATCATCTAATAGCACAAATATTTCTTTAATAACAGGTAGTATAGTGGTAGATGATTTAGATTTTGGATTAACATATGGAAATTGGAATCAAACAATAGGAGGAGGAAGTATCACTTTGAATAAAAGTATAACACTTTCTACAATTATGACATACAGTAATCCTCAAGATTTAATAATTAGTAATACAGGGACAAATGTATGTAATGTAACTATGAATGGGATAGCATATAAAGGAGGAATTACTGTATCTGCTGGAGTTTTAAATTTTATAGAAGAAAATACAAGTATTGACTTTTTTACAGCATCTGGAAATTCTAATAAAACTATAAATTTTTTAGATGAAGAAGTAGGAATTAGTACATTAATTTTAACGGGAGCTAATGCAAACACTCCTACATGGAATTTTCCTAGTACAATATCCAATTTAACATTTAATAACTTAAATAAAGCTATTATTAAATTTACTAATGAAACAGCTACAGCTTTAATATTTGAAGGAGGAAATAGAACTTATGGCACTGTATGGTTTAATAGAAATAATTCATTAGCTAATGGTGTTATAACAATAAGAGGTAATAATACTTTTGATTATTTAAAAGATGGAAATTTATACACTGAAAATGGTAATCCAATTACAAATTTTACAGATATTCCAGCTCACACATTAGCTTTTGCAGATGGAAGTACTCAATATATAAAGAAAGACTTTTTAGTGAGTGGACAGGCTAATAAAAAAATAACTTTAGATAATGTTGGAACAGGAACAACTAATTTTACATTAGTAAATCAAGCTCCAAATCCTTATGTAAATTGTTATTTTTTAACTATCCAAAATTCAACAGTTAGTCCTTATACTGCTCCAGATCCAAATGCAGATCCCCCAATACAAGAACAATTTTTTTGGTATGCTAATGCTAGTAATGTTGGTACAGGTCCTAATATAGGATGGCAAATTCTTGATGATAGATATTGGATTGGTGGAACACCTGATGCTAATGGTTATTATCAATGGACTAATACTGCTAATTGGGCTCTTTCTGCAGATGGTACTGGTCCAAATGCTGGTGCTCCTACAACATCTTCTAATGCTTATTTTACAAGTTATTTTTCAGATCCTGTTACATTAAATGCAGTAGCAAATAGTAGTCAAGTTTTAAATTGTCATGATTTAATATGTAGTCATCCTGTACATGGAAATTACACTGGTATATTTAGAGGATATTTAGGATTTAGAGTTGGTTTTACTACACTTGGTAATATAGTATTAAGTCCTGATTTATTTAATGCTAGTGACCCATTAACTGGAAGTGCTTGGTATATAGGAGGAGCTAATAATAGCACTATAAATTTAGATTTTAATAATAATCAAGTATCATTACCAATATTTCTTGGAAGAAGTGGAAACAATATTACATATAATTTAAAAAGCAATTTAACAGCAATAAATGATATAAAATTAAGTGGAACTTGTATTTTTAATACAGGATATATTGCAGATGGTGTTACAACTTCTTATGATATAATAGCTAATACTTTTACAACATATATCTCTACTAATGTAACATTAAATTTATTTAATAGTAATATTTATTTAACTGGTTATTATAATGGATTTGGATGGCTTCCTTGGCAAATTCCAAATACAACAGTTACAGTTAATGCAGGAAATAGTAATATAGTGGTAACACCAATGGCCACTGGAACATTTAGAACAGGAGTTGCTTTTGAAGGAGGAGGACAAACTTATTATAATTTAACGTTTTTAAGGGATAGAGTAGCTAAAACATGGACTCCAGATACATATTATATTATAGATGATATAATAGTTCCTACAACTCCTAACGGATATTATTATAGAGCATCTGATTTTGGAAAATCAGGAAACACAGAACCTGTATGGAATACAGATGTTGGAACCAATCCAACAACTGATTATACAATTTCATGGATTTGTATGAGTAGTTTAGGAAACATTGTTAATCAAATAGCTATTTATGGAGATAACACTTTTAATAATATTACTGCAATAGGAGGAAAAGGATATAATTTTTATTTTATACCTGATACAAATCCTGGCACAATAACAAATACTGTTAATAAACTTAATATATCTGGTAGAGCAGGAGGTATTGTAACAATTGCTAATTATTATGGTGGCACTAGATGGAATATTGTTTCTTCATCTGCAACTGATATTAGTGTTTGTAATTATGTAAGTGTTGTTAATTCTGATGCCACTCCTCCAGATAAATTTTATGTGGGAGTTATGAGTAGTATAGTTAGTTCAACAGGATGGGGTAATTATGTTTCTCAAGGTAATAAAGAACTATTATTATTAGGAGTGGGACAATAATTTGGTAATTTTTTATAATTTTCTTATATTATATTATATGGCAAAAAGTAAATCATTAGGTGAAGCTAGAAAAATAAGCTTTGGTAAAAGAAAAAAAGGAAGTGCTAAAAAGTCTTACAATAAACACACTCCTAGACCAAAAGCTTATGTTGGACAAGGTAAATAATAACCCTCTCCGTATATTCTGTTGTTCTAACAGAAAAAATGGGCCCTACATTACATAGGGCCCTATTTTTATTTACCCACTATATTACCTTTTTCATCTACTTTTCTTATAGAAGAACCATTAAATATAACCACTTGACCTTTCTTAGAATATTCTTTAATAGTTTCATTATCAAAGTGATTAAATCTAGCTCCTTCTAAACCAATAAAGAAAGCTTTATCAGAATATGTATTACAATGATCTTCTGCATCTGTAATTATTAGAGCATTTCTACCTTCTCTTTCTATATTCTGTACAGCAGCATTGATGGTTGTACCACCACCACAGTCCATACTAGCAATAGATAGAATGTCATTCTTACATTTCTTAACTCTTGTATCAAATGTATACACTTCATTAAGAAGATCCATGCTTTTTAGTTTAGCTGCAAAAGACTTACAGAAATCCATTCTACTAATATAACCTCCGTCTGCATTTTTTGCTCCACATGTACTAGACATAGATCCTGATCTATCTATATAGATGTCAATTTTACCTATAGCTCTAGTGTCTTTCACTTGTAAATCTTCAGCAAAGATTTTTCTAAGCTTGGGATGAAGTAGTTCATAGTCTTCCAGGCCAGCTATATTGTCTGAATTAAACAAGTCTTCATATGTAGTTTCTTTCTTAGAGCTAAAATAACTAACAGACTTATCTAGAAGTTTTTTAATAGTCTCTTTAAGAGATCCCATAGACATACTAATATTCTCTAGTTTAGCTGCAACCTGTCTGATATAATCCGGACTAAGTTTAGCAGCTCCATTAGACTGCCCTGGTTCATTTACATTCTCAAACATCTGTTCTTGAATGTCTTGATCCATAGCATCATCCATCTCTTTACATAAATCTTGAGCTTTCTGCATAGCATCTTCAAGCATATTCTTACCTTGTGTACTATCTAACATCTTCTTCATACCTTCATCAGCTCCATCTGAATCAAAATCAGAATCTCCATTTAGACCATTCTTAACATTCTGAGAAGCATCTGGATCTACAAAATCCATAATAGTCATCCGGGCAACAAAATAAGCTAGTATATTTCTAGCAAAGATTGCTGACTTAAGATTAGAATTCTCAGACATAATCTTACCTACAGGATTATTAGCTTTCTCTAAGAACTTAAACTTGGTGTTGTTAATATCAGTTCTTTCTTCAAAATCAAGATTTTCTATTTTATTATAGAACATCTTGAATATATCTGCAGGCATGTGTTTAGGAAACTTCTTATAGTTTTCTATAAACTTGGTATGGAAGTCATTCATGTTTGGTTTCTTACCTTCTTCAAGTTTCTTAAAGTCTGTAGTTTTGTTAAACTTATTATAGATATCCTGTACAGTTTTACCATCCATCATATAGGATTGCATAATAGCATCAAGTCTATTCTGATCTAGATAGTGCAGGTGTGGTTTAATAAGATCAGGCTTTTTATAGAAGTTTAGTTTACCAAACAAGCCTCCATCATTTTCTTTATAATAGGATTTTATTTCTCCCTTTTTTACTTTCTCAAGAATGGTATATACATTCTTATATTTTCTAGGACTTGCCATCAATAAGTTTTTTAGCTAAGTTATCAATTTCTATCTGAGCAGCCTTATAGAGGTCTTCCAATGAAGTTCCAGGAGAAATAAATTCTCCTGGATTCACTGGCTTAAGAAAACCCCTTCTTAAAAAGCTTGAGAAGCATCATTCATTGGTGCTGCTTCTTCAATCATATTATCAAATTCTTCAGAAGATTGATAGTCTTTACGTGCAGGATGGTTCTCAAGAACTACTTGCATAGACATTTCTATTTCTTCCACTTGACTTTGGTCCATAACACCTCTAGTGGTATATGCATTAATCAAACTCTCAATCTCTGCCACAGCTAGCTCAAGAGCTTCATTATTACTGTGAGAGTATAACATATCCACCTTAGACATCACTGCCTTAATCTCTGGACTCATTAGTTTATTCTGTAATTCAGAAGCTGCATTCTGATTAATCATAATCTGTGCAGTCTTTACAAGAGCCTTATCTATACTAATATCCCAGATATAGCTTACAGCTTTAGTAAGTTTAGGTACAAAAGTTAAAGTTCTGTCTGAGCTCTTTGTATAACCCACTTCTAAATACTTATCTAACTTATTACCTACAACTTCTACACTGTTTAGTTCAGCATCATTTGGAATTCCAATTTTAAAGCTCTCTTTATAGTTACGAGCACCTTTAGAGTAATACTTACTCATATCACCTGCAGATACACGGTTAACCGTCATCTTCAACATAAATCTATCCCAGAAAGGACTACCTATCTCATCCTTAGGAATTTCATTACATGTAGCTACAAATAGCTTCCATTTACAAGGAATCTTGTGCTTACCATTGAAGAGAAACTTCTCATTCATAACACCCAACATAGCATTTCTAATAGCTGAACTAGCTTTGTCCACCTCATTGATGATGACAATATCAGCATCTGCTATAGGAGTGTTAAGATCATACTTATTCTCTGTAAACAACTTCTCAAGATCTGGCATACCCTTAATCTCTGATGCTTTAGTGCCCTCATCAGTTTCTAGAACATAAATCTTGTTCATGAAGTCAGCTTGTGTCATCTTACCATCTCTGTTCAACCAAGCTTTTGCATAATCTATAATAGTTTTGGTCTTTGCTACACCTGGCTCACCCACTAGTAATAATGGTAATCCTGTAGCTTCTGCTAATGCTAGCATCTTAAATACTTCTTCCTTATTAATTAAGGAAGTTTCAATCTGACGTACTTCTTGAGTAGTCTTTTTTGTAATGGTTTTAGTTGATTTAGCCATTTTGTTTAAATTAAGGGGTTTTACTTCTGGTTTGTTTGTAACTATATTAAACTGCTGTCCATAAGATGGATGTTTAGGAGACAGTATTTCATGTGGTAGAACTATACGAGCACTAGGAATCCATCTATGTATACCAGCTGCTGTTACATTTATGGTATACATGTTACCATCATTACCTTGTTTATATGTGCCAAATTCATACCATGTAGCACTATCTGTTGGACTTGGTCTTTCTTTCATATTCTTATAGGTTTGCAAAGATGTCTGCTGCTTCGGCTGTAGCATCTGAGGTATCAATTCCCACTTCTGATTGGATACTATCCACTGGTACCACTGGTTTCCTATCTTCATTTGTTGTCCTAGAAGTTGTGGATTCTTTGGTGTTGTTAGTTGTAACATTTTTAGTGTCATCTATAATGTTAAAGATTGTGATATTAGTTTCTGCATCCTTTAAAGAAGGATGTTTTCTAATAGCCATAATCTGAGCAGGGTTAGCACCATACTTAGTTTCTATACTTCCATAGCCAAGATCATCTTTCTTAAACCATGTATAACCTGAATTCAGGTCATTGATTAATTGACTTACTGTTAAGTCTACTTTATTTACTGCCATATAAGGGGTTTTTACCAATTAATTGAATATCCAGGACCATGTTGTCCTTTAATAATAGTGTTTATTTCATTGAACATATCATTACAATCCCAAGTTTCTTTTTTATAAGCTGCTGAGGCTGGATGAGATGTTTTTATAACATAATGATGCTCTCCTATGAATCCTTCTAGCTCTTGAGCTTGTTTACCCATCAATACAAATATCATTCCTGTATCTGTATAGTTAAGAATATCCATTACATAAGCCATGAAATCCTTCCATATATGGTAATGGGACCCTATTTTATCTACTTGACATGTGAGAGCTGAGTTTAGTAGTAACACACCTTGTTTAGCCCATCTAGTAAGATTGGGATCTTGATATGTTGGAAAGTCTTGATACACTGTATGTTCTATAGCATGAAATATATTTTGTAAACTAGGTTGTACTTTGTTTGTATTACTACAACTAAATGCCAGTCCATCTGCCACTCCAAAATATGGATAGGGGTCTTGTCCTACAATAATAACCTTTAGTTTATTTACAGGACATTCTTCAAATGCTCTAAACACTTGTTTAAGAGGAGGAGTGAATCTTTTACCTGCATCTCTTTCATCTAATAAAGCCTGAAGAGTTTTAGTAAAATCTTGTCCTTTAATAAATCCTCTTAATTTATTAGCCCAACCTGATGGGGTGAGTCTTTCTATAAGTTTTTCTTTAACTTCTTCTAAGTTAACTGCTTGTTGTATCATAAAATAGTCTATATTTGTAAAAAAATAATTATTATGGAAACAGTAAAAGTAACAATGATTAAAAAAGATGCAGTAATAGATATTAAAGTTGGTGCAGGCTTTATGGGAAGACTACAACAAACTCTTTCATTTATTATTAAACCTTTGACAAAAGAAGATATAGAAAAATACACTGAAGAATTAAAAAATATAACTTCAGATAATGCTGAATTTAGTGAACCTTGGATGACAGCATTAAGCTGTGTAAGTCTTCTTTTAAAAAATTTAGAAGAAGCAGCTAAACAACAAGGGCACACTTATGAAAAAGAATTATCTGAAGATTCTAATAAGCCTGATCAGCTTGATGATCTTCTTAATGAAGAATAAAACCAAC